ACAGAGATCGTGAAGTCACGGAGCAAAATGGATTGAATTTTAAAGTTATGGGTCGCCAATTTTGGCGTGCAGGAAAAAAGGAGAATGGAATTGGACAATTCAAAACTACCAATCAACCAGATTATTGCTCGTATCAATGATGCAGCTAAACATGGTGAAGCTTTGGTGCTAACAGCCGAAGAAGTGAAGATTCTTTCTAAAGATATTGGCGACAAAGTCTTTATTCCTGTGCTTACTAATGAGCAAGTTGTGCAGTTGGTAAAAGAAGGAAAGTTGGGCAGAAAATGAATAACACCAAAGATTAATAAACTGTGAACCCGACACAGTTATTACAATGTTTTAGGAAGGGGTGAAGATGAGTGACAAAGTTAAACCTAAACAAATTGGTAGATTGACACTAGAAGCTGTAAAAAAGTATGTCTAGTGGTGGAAATAATTCTTACAATCAAGTTTTTGATAAAAATATTCAATCTATGGATCAGGCAGATGCAATGAAAACAAAAGTTTTAGAAATGCCCGATCTAAATATGCTTGACCTTTCCTATGATCAAATAAAAGCGCTAACTGATGAGGAATTAGTAAAGCTTTTGAGTGGCGAAAGCCATGAGGGTTTTATAAGAGAGCCAACTATTCAATTGATTAGCAATGAGCTGCTAATGAGGCAAATTAAGGAATCATCAAAACACCACTGGACAACTGTTCCAGCATTTATCTTGTTTGATAGTTACACTGATATTAACAACTTTAACATCCTTAAAGCCTATTTCTGATTTTTATTCAGAAGTGTTTAATGGAAAAAATGATCATACAAATAAGGGTGAGCAAATTAAAGAAAACAGTAAACCATAACAGGCACTTCAATTCTTTTCTTTGATTTTCATTCATTTTAACAAACTCCATACAACCCACCCCGTGTGGGTTTTCTTTTGTCTATTAAAGCATATTTAAACCTTAATCATAAATTATTTTCACCTATGGTTTAATTTATGCTTGCTTTTATTTTATACCTTTGGTTTAATAAATCTCACCAGATAACAAAAAGTCCCAGACATTCGACCGACGGGACTTTTACTCAATGAGTGAGATAAGTATGAATCAAAGAATTGAAAAGTACAAGTTTAGCCAAGCCTTCCGTGATGGCTCGAAAGCATTCGTAGCTTTCTGGATTATCACCTTCATTGTATTTGCATTCCTAAAAGGCTGTGCCGACGAGCAATACGCCAACGAACTCAAAGCAAAGCAGAACATGTATGTGCGCGTTCAGGTTGAGGGGGTGAAGTGATGAAGATCTATTCGATTGAAATTAATAACCTTGGATGTACGGGCATGATGCTTGGATCTGCTGTTCCTAATGGAAGTCTTGGTGTTGTAGTTGATGACTATAAATTTGAAGTATATGAGCGTCTTGGATGTGCCATTTGGTCTAGATGTGGCGAGATTCTTCATATCTATCAACATGCACCAGGAACAAAAGAGGGTTTTGGTGGTTCAAAGATAAGTTTACGTATTAAAGAGCCTTCATGCATGTTTCCTAAGATACAAGCTGCTCGCGTTCATACATTCAAAGGTGATCTTTGGGATGGCTCAACAGCAAACAAACTAGTTGCTGAACACTTAGGCACTAAGCTCTTCAATGTGGGTATCAAGAAGTTAAGAGATAGAAATTCATGTTTTTGGGCAGGCAAAGTAACTGAAAAATTCATGGAAACACTTTCTAAGGCGGTAATCCTTGGTCAACCAGTTCAAGGCGACTTTAGTGAAGATTTAAAGGAGCCCTCTCATGGATAACTACATAGCACTAGCTAGTTTCATTGGGTTCTTCAACCTCATCTTGGCGGTTCACTGGGGATTATCTAATGAATATGTTAGCCCTTAAACCAGAGTTGCTGTGCCCTTCTTTTCCTTATTTAGACATGTCTACAGACATTCAAGTTGAAGGTGAAACGGTTTATTTCGACCTAACTTACGGCTGCAATGTACTTAACTGCCAGATCAAAGCTGAAACGACTTATGACACTCGTGAAGTAACTGATCAGTCCAGTGGTTGTGCCCGTGACCAAGAATATGAAGTGCTTGTGGTAGACACAAAAACTCATGCTGTTGTGACTGACAAAGACGGCATTGAGTCACCAATAGGTTTGCGTTTCAAGCTAACTGATTCGCAAGTAAACAGCTTAAACGAGCAGCTTAAATACTACGCCGAAGAATTGGCAGATGAAGAAGCGGGAGTGGTGTGATGGAGACTAAATACGATTGGTCGGAAGCACCTAAAGAAGTTCAATTCATTGCACAAGATTCAAATGGTGACATTTTTGGTTTTGATGTTCCACCTGTACCCATGACTTATGGGAAGTGGCTTCCAGCAAATGAGTACCTTCACTTCTTTGGCAATAAACCAAGAAAAACAATTTCAGATTGGGATTTGTCATTAGAACAACGACCAGTAGAAAATAATTAGGAGAAGATTATGAATGCGCCAGTAAATACACAAGTTAATGAATTACAAGTATTAGAACAAAACGTAATTGTAGCGGCTTTCGCTAAACGTGGTGGTACAGATGAATTGTATGAACGTATTGCTCAAGAAGTTCGTTCTCATGTGCCAGATGTAAGCACTAAGAAAGGCCGTGATGCGATTGGTTCGCTTGCTTTGAAAATCAGTAAGTCAAAAACTCTTATTGAGAAATGTGGAAAAGAATTAGTAGCTGAACAAAAAGCTCAAATCAAAGTGATTGATGATGATCGAATCTCAATTGTTAAGAAGTTTGATTTATTACGTGATGAGGTTTTAGCGCCTCGTGATGCTTGGGAGCAAGCTGAGAAAGACCGTGTAGCGAAGCATAGCCAGTTTATTTCAAATATCAAAGTTATGTATGGTCTTTGTTTTGATCTTCCATCACTGGAAATCAAAAAAGCTATCGACTCCCTAGAGAGTTTAGTTGTTGACTCATCTCTTGATGAATATGAGCAGGAAGCAAAACTTGCAAAATTTGAAACTATTGAAGCACTTCGTACAGCTCTTGTTGCTCGTGAAAAACATGAAGCCGAGCAGGCTGAATTAGAGCGTCTTCGCCAAGCTGAAATACTTCGCCAGCAACAAGAACGTGAGGCTCAGATTGCCCGTGAAGCTGCCGAAAAAGCGACCCGTGAGGCGGAAGAAAAAGCACGTTTTGAAGCTGAACGTGTACAACGTGAAAAGGCTGAGGCAGAACAACGCGAAGCTCGATTAAAGGCTGAAAAAGAAGCTGCTGAATTGCGTGCTCAACATGCTGCCGAAGCAGAACGTAAACGTATTGAGGCTGAACAAGCTGTGAAGCTAGAGGCCGAACGCCAAGCAGAAGAAGCGCGCCAAGCTAACCAAGCACATCGTAAAAAAATCTGTAATGAAGCACTTAAAGGCTTATTGGCTTTGGGTATTGATGAAGCAAAAGGAAAAGAGATTTTGCAAGCCATCAATAAAGGCTTAGTTCCACATGTATCTATTAATTTTTGAGGATTAAAAGATGAGTAATATTGTTTTGTCACAAGTTAGCAAGATTGCATCAGCTTTTAATATGCAAGATGTTGATCCTGCTGAGTTAGCAAATACTCTTGTTAATACAGTATTTAAGAAAGCAACAAATGATGAATTTCTTTCTCTATTAATTGTTGCAAACCAGTACAAGCTAAATCCTTTTACAAAAGAAATTTATGCATTCCCTGCCAAAGGTGGCGGCATCACACCAGTTGTTGGTATTGATGGATGGGCACGCATTATTAATGACAATCCTGTATGTGATGGTATCCAGTTTGAACAAGATGATGAGTCATGCACATGCAAGATTTTCCGTAAAGACCGCAACCACCCTACTGTTGTGACTGAGTATTTATCCGAGTGTCAGGGTAATTCAGAACCTTGGAAAAAATACCCAAAACGGATGCTACGTCATAAGGCTTTAATTCAATGTGCCCGTGTTGCCTTCGGCTTCTCAGGTATTTATGACGAAGACGAAGCTCGTCGTATTGATGATTGTCATATCCCTACCGTTCAGACTGTTAGTTCAGATGTCCCTCAAGGTTATGAAGCCTATGAGCAGCAGCATTTAGATAACATGCGCGCTTTGGCAATGGAAGGCACAGAAGCCTTGCAAACTGGCTACGCTGAATTGCCTCAGGGCGACTGCAAAAAATACTTCTGGACTAAGCATAGCGCTTCATTAAAAGAAGCAGCACAAAATGCTGATCAACCACAAGGGCAAGTGTATGAACATTCTCCAGCGTAGTGAAGATTGGCATTCGGAACGCTGTGGCAAAGTCACAGCAAGCCGTGTAAAGGATTTAAATGCAAAGCCTAATAAAGGCAAAGCTTTAAATGCATTGGGTTTAACTATTCTAGCTGAGCGCCTCACTGGCGTTCAGAAGGAAATCTTCACAAACCAAGCTATGCAATGGGGTATTGATAACGAGCCTCATGCAATTGCGGCCTATGAAAATGAGACGGGTAACTTTGTAGTTGGTACAGGTTTAATTGACCACCCTTACATTGAAATGTTCGGGGCTTCACCAGATGGACTTGTAGGTGACAAAGGGCAAATAGAAGTTAAGTGTCCAGACACTACAACGCATTTGAATACCCTTCTGACTAAGCAAGTTCCAGATGAGCATATACCTCAAATCACTAGTCAGTTGGCTTGTACTCGTCGTGAATGGTGTGACTTTGTGAGTTATGACCCACGTCTACCAGAAGGATTACAAATCATTATTATTCGCGTCTTTGCTAATGACTTGGCTATCGAAGCATTGGAGCAAGATGTTCGCAAATTCAACCAAGCTATAGATGACGCAATTAAAACATTGAAGGTGGCAGCATGACAGATCAAGAATACAGAGGGAACATGAACTACCCTTTTCAAGATCACATCGTCTTGAATGTTGAAGAAAACGTAGTGCCCTTCCCAAGAACAAATCTGCATAAGTGCCAACATGCTCAAGTTGAAATTGACACTAAAGCTTTGGAACTTACATGCATGAAGTGTGGAGCAAAAGTAAACCCTGTGATGTGGATCAAAGACACTATGAAGTATTGGTCCCGACAGCAAGCAAGGATTACAGAGCAGAAAAAGCAGATTAGTGAAGACCTTGATGAGCTTAAGAAAAGAGCAAGAACCAAGTGTCAGCACTGCAACAAGATGACTGCTATTAACTTAAAGAATTTCAAATTTACATTAATTGGGTGATGACATGACAGATTTGAATAAGGAAAGAGAGGCTTTTGAGAAGCTTTCGGAAATTGCAGAAATACTGAATGAGGAAAAATCTCATTTTAATGGTGATTTTTACGACTTACCATTCAACTCATGTGCAGAATCATTTATCAATGGAGCTTGGTATGCATGGCAAGAAAAAGCCAAAGCTCAGGCGGTGCCAGAGGGTTACTGTTTGGTACCGAAAGAGCCAACAGAAGTGATGGAGCGTGCTGGCTTTGATAAAGGCGCTGGCTTCTTAGCAAATAGCATTTACAAGGCAATGGTAGAAGCAAGCGAATCGGGAGCTGAACAATGAGCATAACTCTTAATGGTCACCAATTAAAAAGCCTTCTCGAATTTGTAAATCCAGATGGTGAAAATGATTTAGATCAACTTGAAACTGAACTAACTATTAAATTTTTTGAAGATGGGCACAGTGGCAAAGGCTATTACTTTTGGATGACCGAATATCCAGAGGAAGGCAGCATGTTGTTGGATGTTGAATCGGGAGCTGAGGAATGAACACAATGGCCCAAAGCAAGCTGTTTGGTCTTGCGGAAAATAGAACAGATGTATGGTCAACGCCGCAAGATTTTTTCGAAAAATTGGATCGAGTATTTAACTTTGATTTAGATGTTTGTGCTCTACCAGAAAATGCCAAATGCGAACGTTTTTTCACACCTGAAATTGATGGTCTAAAGCAAGAGTGGACTGGAACATGCTGGATGAATCCACCATATGGCCGTGAGATTGTAGATTGGATTGCAAAAGCAGCTTACACAGCAGAACAAGGACATACAGTTGTTGCATTGGTTCCGGTTAGAACTGATGCCCGATGGTTTCAAGACTATTGTTTAGGTCGTGAAATCCATTTTATTCGTGGGCGGTTAAAGTTTGGTGGTTCTTCATCTAATGCACCATTCGGTTGTTGTGTTGTCGTATTCCGTCCAAGCCTTAAAGATGTTCAGTGGATTGTGACAGAGACTGATTTTAGAAAAGCGGAAAGTAAGGAGGGGTAATGGGACAAGTAGTTAAAATAGAGGCTAGTATTCTAGAAAAGATTGTTGCAGTAGCTGAACGTATTGCCCAGTCAAAAGAAGAACGCCGAGTTGGTCGTGAAGAATTTGCACACATGCTCAATATCGAACCTGAAACTCTAGACGCTCGAATTCGTGAAGGCAGATACCATAGGCCTTATAAGGATGGGCGAAAAAGTTTTTGGTTATTGTCATACGTGCAATCTGTCGTTACAGACACAAAAGAATCTGGTAAAGTAGCCACCTATTGAGGTGGCTTTATTTTATCCAAATATATAGGTACTTTATCAATCTTGAGTATCAAATTGAGTACCAAAACCACATCAAAATAAAATCCTTTTATTTATTAGTGAGTTGAATCTAAAATGCTTCTAATGATCGAAAAGAAATATTAAACAAATCTAATAAAATCTAGCAAAATTTATAAATCTACAAATTATTGAAAATTATTAAAAATACAAATCTACGCAAATCTAGACAAACTATGCAAAATCACTAATCTTGAGTATCATTTTGAGTATGGCCCTAAAATTCGAAAACGGATACTCAAGATTTCATGTTAAGCGACTCAAAAATCAGAAGTGCAAAACCAAAAGAAAAGCTTTATAGAATTGGTGATTCGGACGGGTTGTGTATTGAAATCAAACCTAATGGAAAGAAGTATTGGCGCTACCGTTTCCAGTGGCTTAAGAAAACTCAAATGATGAGTTTAGGTGAGTACCCTATTATTGGCTTAGCCGAAGCACGTACAAAACGAGATGAAGCTAAATCTTTAGTGGCAAGTGGTGTGAATCCTGTTGAAGATAAGGAAAAACAAAAAAAGGCTAAACATGATGAGTATGAAAATAGAGTGCTCTTCAAACATGTTGCAGCAGAATATAAAGCTGAAAAATTAAATAATCGTTCAGAGAGATACCAGGAAGCTTTTCAACGCGCACTAGATAAAGATATTTTAAAAGTTATTGGCGATAAGGACATAAAGGAAGTTACCTCAGCAGACGTTTTGACAATTATGAAAAAAACGATTGCACGAGTTAAGCGTCAAAAAAACCATGGTACCGGAGAAGTATCGGCAATCCAAAATCGTACTTTTATTGGTGGCGTTATGCGTTATGCAATCGCTACACTTAGAGCTGAGTATGACCCCACCTATGCAGTCAAAAATGTTGTTGAACGTCCTGAAATAGAACATGCAAGACCAATGGAAAAGCATGAGGCTGCACAACTTAGAAATAAATTAAGTAACTATGGCGGCTCTACTACTGTAAGAAATGCTGGACTTGTAATGCTCTACTCGATGCTTAGGACTATCGAGATTCGTCGAATGAAATGGGATTATGTTGATTTCGAAGCTAGAACTATCACATTTCCCAAAGAGATGATGAAAAAGAAGCGCATACATATCGTCCCAATGTCTGATCAGGTCTTCAACATTCTTCAAGAGCAACGTAGTTTAGTTGGCAACAGAGAATATGTATTTCCTGCCATTTATCAAGATGGAATGCTTTCAGCTACCACAATGAATAAAATGCTTGATTATATTGGCTTATCTGATGTAACTGCACATGATTTTCGTGCTACAGCATCCACGCTTTTAAATGAAAAAGATTACGATGATAAGTGGATTGAAAAACAGTTAGCACATGCGGATGGGAACAAAACTCGTGCTACTTATAACCATGCAAAGTATTTGGAAAGCAGACGCAAGATGTTGCAAGATTGGGCTGACATTGTAGATAGCTGGAAAGACTAAAAGTTTTGCTTCTTATCAAAGGTCCATCTTTTACCGTTGTAAGTGACAGTTCCATCCAAATTAATTGGCAACTCTTTTAATGAGTAGTCATAGATTTTAAGAACATTACCGTTCTTATCTAAATCAGCGGGTAGATTGCAAGTATTCTCCATCCTGCCCGCTTCCGAAACCATGATCATGACTTGCGACATCACAAAGCCCTTACACAAATCGAGACATTCACATTACTATTAATAGTGTGAGCTGTGCAACCTGAGAAAAGGAGGCACAGCAATGTGATGATCGATGCAACTTTGGTACGTTTGCACATATAAGTTACTTCTTTAAAAAGAGTGCTCGCTCTGCTTCTCGACGACGAACTAAACCGGGTAAAACCTTACCACCTGCCTTTTTCCATGCAAGGAACTGATCAGCAGCACCTTGATAGTCACCTTTATTCAGTTTTTTTAATAAGGTTGAATTATTAAAAGCACCTGAGCCGATGTTATAAGTCAGCGATACCAAAGCATCAAACTGATTTTGAGTTAAAGGCACAGTGACCGATTCATTTACAGTCTTTTCAAATTTAGCTAAGTCGTGTTTAAAGTAAGTCTTAGCTTGTTCTGCTGTACAAGCATCGCCCTTCTTAACCTTCACGCCATTAGGATAAACTGTTGTGCCAGTACCAATGGTCCAAACCCCTACACCATCATCGTAAGCATTGAATCGCGTGCCTTCAAAACTAGTTATTAAATCTATACCATCATCACTTGTAGTTTTTCCACCTGGTGCAAGTTTTTCGACCACTTTATTTAGATCGTCTACTTGCGCCTGTGTAAGCTTGCCGCCTGCAATTACTCGGGCAGCATCGAAGAATGGTTTAGTTGTCATTGGATTCACCTTTCTTTTTCTCTAACTCAGAGCTACCAAAATAAAACCCACATGCTGTTGTCATAGCCCCAGCAATAAAACCCAATGCCGTATTAATCAGATTGCTGTTTTCTCGCGGCATATCCACAAAAAATAAAGCAATCACTAAAACAAACATCAGTCCCACTAATGCGAAAGCTAGATAAGCTCTTGTGTTTTCACTATTCATCGTCCTGCTTCCTCTAACCGTGATACTTTCTCTTTAATTAAAGATTGATCTTGGCTTAATTGAATAATTGAAGATCCAACCCAAGCGCACAGCGAAAATACGATTCCTGCAAAGATGCCAAGCAGTACACGCAATACAGAAATTCCACCATCTTGCGCTGCTGTGCGGTTTTCTAAATTGGCGACTTTGATATCCAATGTATCGATATCTTTTTTGTTCTGTTCGCTAGTCTCTTTGTGCGCTTCATTAATGAAAGTCAGTCGAGTAACATGATCTGACAACATGCGAATATCACTCTGAATGGAGTCGATTTTCTTTTCAAATCTCAACCCGTATGATTCATTTTCAGTCATGCCTTCCCCCTTTCGTTTAGGCAATAAAAAAGCACCCAATTGGGTGCTGTTATTTCTTCATTTCAATTACACTTAATGTTCTTGAAGTAATCATAAAGTTGCTTCTTGATTCCACATTTAATGGGATATTAACGCCCTCCTGTCGAGCAAATCCTGCTTTAAGTGTGTAGGTAACATTGCCAATAGTACTGTTATCATCAATAGCTGAAACGATAACCGCTGTACCATTAAAATTAACGTTAATATTACCAGTCTCAATATTCGCGCCCAGAGAGCCTCTGCCAATTAAAGACCCATTTTTATATATTGAAATATAAAAGGAAGCCATTGCCCTATCGTTAGCTGCAATTGGATTACCTCGTCCGTCACTTACACTAAAAGCGCCAAAAGTAGGTGTGCAAATATTTACTGAAGCATCAATTCTAACTTTTCCACCACTTCTATTTAACGTTACTTGTAAAAGTGTACCTATATGATTTTCCCACGCTGATAGGTGGTTATTAAAATCATTATTAGGCAACCCACCAGTTGATCCTCCTGAAAAACTATTGATAGTTTTGATATCAATTGCTTTAACTCCTATCGGTACAGTTACAGCCTCATCCTTGATCTTTAGAGTATCAATTGCGCCATCTTCAATATTCGCAGTTTTGACTTTAATTGTTCCCAAGTCCGCACTAATAACACTTAAGTTTTCTGCCCAGATCCGATTGGCATTGATATATCCAAAACTACCATTATCGACATACAAACCACGCGGAATAACAGTGCCATTTGGCAAAGTCACTGGCTTATTTTGCAGTGTCATTAATGGCTTTGGCTCTATACCGTCAATACCCACAGGTGTGCCAAATTGGATGCAATCATAGTTAAAAATGAAAGTAGAAGTCGTACCATCATTCATTGATCCATGACCAGAAACATGGCCATTTACATCGAACTTTGTAAACTGCTGAGCATAGATGCCATCAACACTTTCACTGACATTTTGAATAGACGCACTATTCTCACCGACTTTTGTATTTAACGTTTCCGTTACTTTAATCGTTGAAGAAATAGCACTTGAATTTGCCTCGAGCTGGCGCTTGAATACGGCATTGTTCTCATTCATCTGAGCAGAAAGCTGTTCAGTAAGTTTAGCTTGGGCCAAATCGCCTTCAATACGTGCAGATTGCTCTGACCATACGCCTGCATAACCTCCTTCATTTCCGATTAAGTCAGATTCAGAGCCAATTAAAGGTGGATTTAACTGAGCATAAACACCGTCAATACGGGTAGTCTGAGCTATGATCTTGTTATCAACATCTTTAATGTCTGACTTAACTTGAACAATGTCACCCGTAGTGGCTTTGTCTTTCAACTCAATATTGATGTTCTTGATAGCTTCAATGTTTGCTGACGATTGATCGACACCCAGTTTTGCAGTATCTCGAACTGCCGCAAGAGCACTATCATTGCTGGCAATATAGTTATCAACCTTTTGGACTGTAACCTTATCGCCATCAATGCGCGCTTGCACTTCTTGCCGTGTATAAGCTTGTAAATCCCCCAATTCTGCAGTGGTCGAATCAACTCGCTTACTTACAGCAAGATCACCCTCAATACGCGCCGATTGCTCTGACCAGACACCCGCATAACCTCCTTCATTACCTACCAATTCAGATTCTGAACCAATCAAAGGCGGGTTGAGTTGAGCGTAAACACCGTCAATACGAGTTGTTTGAGCAGTGATCTTATTATCAACGTCTCTCACATCAGATTTGACTTGCTCCAGTGCACCAGTGCTTGCCTTGCCCCCAAATCGACTTTAATAGACTGGATCTGCTCTGCATTGGCAGCTGATTGAGAAGCTGCTGCACTCGATTGAGATAATGCGGTTGCTGCATTCGTTTTCGCTTCATTCGCATTAGCTGCTGCACCATTTGCCGTATTAACTGCATTACTTGCAGTTGAACTTGCTGCAGATGCTTCTGCATGTGCTTGTTGTGCAATCGATGCCGCTGAATCAGCTTGTGATACGGCTATTTCGGCTTTGCTTATCGCACTTGCTGCATTCTGCTTTGCTTCACTTGCATCTGTTGCAGCTATATTCACACGACTGTCGAGTGCAGTTAAAGCCTGAGCATTACTTTCAGACTTAGACACGGCTGATTCAGCACTTTGTCGAACATTCGCAAGAGCCTGATCATTACTTGCACTGTAATCAGTTAGAGCTTTAGCAATAACTTTGTCGCCCTCAATACGCGCAATTTGCTCTGAATTTATGCTTGCAGCATTTTGATTTATAGAAACAATTACTTGATCTGTACGTTTTGCTTGTAATAAATCTCCTTCTTGTACAGCAGATAAAATTGACCAGACACCCGCATAACCACCATCATTGCCGATTAATTCAGATTCTGAGCCAATCAACGCTGGTTTAGTTACGACCTCAACACCTGTTACACGTTCAGCCAATGCTTTATCTGCATCAATTCGCGCATTACTTTCATTTGTAACTAGTGCGCGAGTTTGAACATCATTTTCAACTGACTCAGCTCTCACTGTTTCAATTAATAATGCATTTGCAGAGTCAGCATCAGCACGGGCTATTGCTTCCTGTTGTATTGCTGCTGCATTATCGCCAGCTTGTGCAACCACAGTATCAATTCTTTGACCCAATGCACTATCAGCATCAGTTCTTGCCTTTTCCTCACGTTGAATTGCGGCTGCATTATCTGAAGAACTAGCACTAACCGCTTCAATTCTCTGAGAGAGATGTTCATCACCTTCAATACGCTCTTCTTTTTCAGAAGTAATAGCCGTATCACGCAACTTTGCTTCTGCAAGAATTGCAGCTTCACGTGCCTTTTGTTCTGAAAAATCAGCATTAATCCTGTCTTGAACTTCCTGAGCTATCAACTGATTTGTTGAATCAATATCTTTGATTCGCGCATCGCGTTCTAACGTAAGGTTATTGTTTGCTTGAATCTACAGCCTGCTGAACAGAGTCTTTACGGTCTTTAACTTCTTGCGAAATTTGGTCTTTGGTATTCTTGATGTCCTGCTTAATCTCAGGAATCTGAACATCAATAGTCTCAATTTGATCAATCTTAGTTTTTAAATCCTGACTAAGTTGAGTTTCACTGATTGATCATTTAAGAGCTCAAGAACATCTGTAGCATCGGCAGAAGTTGTCGCATGAGTCCAATCCGACCATGGCCCAATATGTTCCGATTCTATCAATCAAACGGCCACGATAGAATTGAGTTAAGTTAGGTTGTAAACCTTGCAAAGTATGTGTTGTCGTTGGATAAGCAAATAAACCCAATTGAGCAATGTTGCTGGTACCATCCGGTGAAACTTGAATCTCGGTATAA